TTGCACCCTGGGGACCGTCGGCACCAGTGTTACCCGTCATACCAGTCATACCAGTCACACCAGTAGCACCAATCGAACCGTTCGTCGAGTCTCCGTCTATTCCTTGTTCACCAGTAGGACCGATCGGTCCTACATTGAGTGCAACCCAACCTTCGGTATCACCCAGATATGTAAGTTCCAGTCCAACCTCAGTACTAAACCATTTATCACCGGTTATTGCAGTTGCGGGCCCGACTGGACCATAACTGTAACGATAAGGCACTTCCTATGTGAGTCCCGATGGGAACTGAACGTAGTTTCCAGTTTCATTGAGAACAATATCACCGGTTACTTCTAGTGAACTAGAAACGCCAACTCTGGTATCAGAAATTCTGGTGATTTGGTTATCACCAGTAGCAGCACCAGTGACATCTTTGAAGAGATAAGAGTTAGTATCACCATCTACACGACCCGAACCAATTTGCTCCCATGTATTACCTTGGTAACCAAAGAAACTTTGTTCGAATTCATTGAATACAATTATACCCTTCTGACCATATGGTGTCTGTGAATCACCGCCGCGGTTGTCGGCGTTACCAGTATTACCAGCAGACATAAGAATTTCGTAGGTTGCACCAGCTTCACCATAAGTATTAACAGTTGCATCCGCGTTTCGCAATCCCTGTTCTACAACACGAACAATGTCACCAGTACCTAGAGAGGCACCAACATCTGCAAGAATCGATTCGTGCAGATCGGTGGGAGAATCTACAATAAACCTAATATTACCAGTTAGACCGGTCACACCAGTAGAATTCAAACCAAGTTGATTCGAACTACCAGAAACTACACTATTAACATCTGCTGAATCCACAGCAAAGAAAAAGTCTTCCTTTGTAATGTTTGCTGTTCTGTTAAGTTGCTTGAGAATATCGGCTATTCTAAATGGCATTGCTTCCCCCCGTTGATGTTTCTACTAAATCTCTCTATGATACTATGAATATATATGCGACTGATCCTAAACTACTCTGGTTTGACTTAACAATTTGATAGTTTTCAGTAAATCCAAGTTCGTTTGTATGAGACTGGTTTGAATTAATCTGAAAATTACTGGTTACCGGTATTGTTGGTAACCCCTCTCCTTGAAATTGTGACACAGTGACCGTTGTTCCTCTTGATGTCGGATATGCAAAATAAGCGTATTCATCTGGAGGTATATCATAAAACACGGTAACCCCCGGTGAACTTAAATCATTTGCACTTTTAAGTTCTGCGGTAAATCCCGAAGAAATTAAATCAGATCCACCTATACCTAACTCGCCTGACCCAAAATAAGCATTATTTGGGAATTTGAGATTAAAGTTACTGAAGTCACTCACCCCATCAGAACCCGTACCAGTAACCTTTATATTTATAGAATTATCACTTTGGGCGGGGTAAGAAACAAACAAATTATTCGTGGATAAAGTAGTATATGGATCTGATAAATCGTACTCTGTAGTACCTACAAAACTATTAGAATTTATCTTAGCAGAGACAGGTTGAGGTGAAGGAGATCCTGCATATTCAACTACAAAGCTCCCTCCAAGATCACTCAATGTAGTACCAGCTGCGTCAGTGCCGATAAGAGTACTTTTACTAGTCTTTCCGCCGACTCTTAATGATTTTATATCAAAAACAAAATCAGAGTTCTTGAATACATCTTGAATTTTAATATACTCAAACCCCACATCACCATCATCCTTTAGAACTAAGAATTGTCTACCATAAACATCATTTCTATCTGGCTGAGATATACTAGAAAAATGGTTTGAAGGAAAAACATGTTCTAGAGTAGTACCAGTTTCACCCGTAATTGAGTGAATCAGTTTGGCTCCACCGAAATCATCTCCTTCTATGTTTACGTTTAGAACTTCAGTGTCACTACCAAAAATAACATTGGTGGGATTGCTTATCAAATCCCCACCAGAGACACCAACATTTATTCCACTTGAAGGTGCATCAATAGAAAGAACAGCATCCCACGCATAACCATTCCACTTCCAGCTTCTTGTACCGGAAACGTAAGTTTGATTTAAATTTGGTGATGGTGGAAATTGTAAAGCCATTATATTCTTTCTACTTATTGAGGATGTGGTTGCACCCAAACCCCACTAAATCGAAGATACATTTTGCCTGTATTAACGAAAAACCATAGATTACCATCATATATACTGTTTGTTAAACTTGGATCAGATGCACTCACATAAACCAAAAAGTTAGAGTTGTCTTTTAACTGAACAGTTAATACATTTCCCGTTCGAGTTGCTGCAAAATCGTTTTTATTGAAATCAATTTCTTCTACGGATTGTTTGTCCACCTGATCGGAAGAAACTATAATTTCTTTTTTAACTATAATTTTCTCTTGGGTCACACCTCTCTCAAATCTAGAGAATGGAACCTGTTCAGAATCTTCAAAGAGTCCAAGGGTTCCATCCTCGTTTAATCCAATACTAGGAAGTGTCGAATTTTCTTCTGTAATATTTGAAGTTGCCAAATCACTCAATGTAAGAACAAGGGACTCTACATTATCTGTGAGTCCACCCAGTTCATTTTCTAATTCAGCAATGGTCTTAGCCATTAAATATTCCAGTCACTAAAATTCTTTTCCTTTGAACTAAACTTATCATCAAAATTTGAACCGTCGAACCCCGAACCATTTTTTGTTGTCTCTGTCTGATTACTTTGCGATAGTGTAACGTCTTCTTCTGTGTCGAATAATTTCATCTTTGATCTATTTATTCCAATTAAAAACTTCCGATTTGCCGCAGCGTCATTGTACCGGTTTTTAAGTTGTTTCACCATCACCACTCCCATCTCGTCTAAGTCTTCTGTAGAAACCAATGCAAACATAAAATCTGCGGTTGCTGGTAATCCGAAAGACTCCGAAGTGTCTGTCAGATCAACATCCGTACTTGAAAACCCTTGTCGATTTGTTTGAGTGGCGGTGAACAACGGAACATTATATTCTACTGCTAAGCCACGAAGTTCCTCCGCAATGGATTTAATAAGCGTGTATGAATTGACCATACCAGTGTTCTTAAATCTAGCACTGGCACATATATTTAGGTAATCTATAAAGATGATATCTGGAACAAAGGACTTTTTGAGCTTTAATTCTTCAATTAAATGTCGGAAGTGATTGACATTTGCAGTTGCAGTTGGGTATTCCTTGACAATAAGTTTACCCTTGACCGTTGACTTGATCTTATCGATCTTTTTGTCATACATCATCTTCGGGAGTTGCTTCAGATCATCCAATTGAATATCCATAAGATTCGCATCGATTCTCTCTGCGATTCTTTCTTCAGCCATTTCACATGTGATGTATAGAACATTCTTTCCTTGTGTCAAACAGTTTGCTGCATGATGACACATGAAGAGAGACTTACCAACACCAGTTCCGGCAAGACAAACATTAAGTGTCTTACTCGGTGTACCACCGGCAGTGATGGTGTTGAAATACTCTAGATCGAAGGAGGTTCTACTTTCGACTTTGTGGTAGAACTCGTATCGTTCGTCGGAGTCTTCGATGTAGTCGTGTCCGATGTGGGCGTCGAAGCAGACGGAGAGTGCGTCGGATAGGATGCTTGGGATTGCATTCTCTGTCTTTGACTTCGATTTGCCGTCAATGATGTGGATCGATTCCATGATCGCATTGTATACCGCCTTGTCTTTACAGAATTTTTCAGTGGTGTCGTATAACCAAGAGATTTCTTTCTCTTTCTCTGCGTTTGAACATTCCTCTACAATTTCACATACCCGTTTAAAGGCATCCTCACTTAAAGTCTTGTCATCACTCAGAGCAATAATCAACGATTCTTTTGAAGGCTGACTATTATACTTTTCAATATAAGAAACTACATGGTTTAATACTGTCTTCTCATTATCATCATGAAAGTAAGATTTTTCCAGAAACGGAAGAACCTTTCTTGTGTACTCTTCATTCGTCAACAGTTGAGAGAGTATCAGTCTCTCCACCGTCAAGTTTAACATACTCATTTGTCTGATCCTCACTATACTTGTCGTTAAGAAATTCCATTATAATGTCCCCAACTAACTTCTTCAAGTGTTTAGTTTCTTTTTTGTTGTTGGGGTTTTCTAGAATTTCAAATTCATACTTAAACGTCATCTGGTCTTCGCCTTCGATGGGTTCAAACCCAACGCGACCAATGAGAAAAACGATGCCGTTGAATTTCTTTTCCAAAATTCGAACGGCGAATCGATCTTCTTCATGCGGGATCAGTTGATACTTCGGTTTCTTCGGTGTGTGACCCATACTTGAATTCCTTTCCAACTGCTTCTTCCAGTTGGCTCATGATGTCTTCAGTAAAATACTTTTCTGGATTCTTGTAGACTGACTTCTCAAATGCCTTTGTTCCATCAGGAAACTCCAGTCGAGTAGAAACCTTCTTGATAATTTCATACTTAAGGGCAATGTCAACCAGACCATAGTATGGATGAAGTCCCTCTTCATAATTTAGCATGACATCAATCATTGAGTTTTCCTTCGTCAGTCGAGACTTGAAGTTCTTGCAATGAATGATATTTCCGATAACGTCAGTTCCTTCCTTCACCTTCTTCTTGGACAGATAGATGATGGTAGATGCGGCATACTTCAGACCAGAACCACCACCCATAGTCTTAGTGGGGAACATAGATCCCACGACATCGTATGTATGGTTAGTCAGGATGAGTGGAATGCCTGCCTTACCCAACTTAAGAGTAAGAACACGAAACGTGGCCTTTACCAACTGAGCTCGAGTCATGTCCCGAGTCTCCTTACCATCGGCAGTGTCGGTCATTTCCTTACTAGTAGAAAGCATTCCAAGAGAATCTAGAACAACCAGTACAGGCTTCTGATCGGCCTTCTTCTGTTCTAGATGTTGATCTACGATAGTAATAGCCTGATGTCGAAATTCTTCAACGGTACTGACAGGAAAGATAGCGATCCG